TACCAGAAACCGGTGATGTGATTGACTGGAAGACAAGCAAGATTAAGAACCTTGGTTACTTCCCGTCGAAACAACAGCGCTGGCAGGTACAGCTCTATGGATACCTCCTATCCAAAAACGGTTACGAAGTCAACCGAGTATCGCTAGTAGCGATTGCTCGGGACGGTGATGAAAGAGATGTCAAGGTTCACACAGAAACCTATGACGAATCTGTAGCACTAGAGGCACTCGGTTGGCTCGCAACTGTTAAGGAATCAAAGGAACTCCCAGCACCAGAAAAGGATGCTAGTTACTGCCAGCATTACTGCCAGTTCTACGACGCATCTGGTGAGATGGGATGCGATGGTCTAAAAAAAGAACGTACCGCAGTCAGTGATGTAATCATTGATGATGCGGATGTAGACAAGAACGCATTGCTTTATTTGCAATTAGGTGAAATGATAAAGAAGCTGGAGAAGGAACAAGATTCTCTGAAGGCTTCGTTTGAGGGATTACTAGGTACTACGCAAAGTGGTATCGAAGTAAGTTGGTCAACTGTTAAGGGTCGTGAGACTGTTGACAGTAGCGAGGTAGAAAAACTATTAGGTTTCGTACCTAAGAAGGTGGGCGCTGAAAGCCAGCGCCTATCTGTTAAACAAGTTGGAGGTAACTAAATGGCTACAGAAGGAACCAAGTTCCAGGTCAACTACAAGTTGGCTGATGGAACACTTATCAATCTCTACGCAGCAGATGTGCGTGAACTAGAAGCAGGACTTGCAGATATTGCAATGAACGCTCTGAACATTATTAGTACCGGTAAAGAACTATCACAAGGATCAATAGCACCAGCTGCTGTATCTCCTGCTGTATCTGCTATCGCAGCACAGTTCAAGGGTGAGTACGTACCAGCACCAGCGGCTGCACCAGCAGCAGGCGGTAACTCTTGTAAGCACGGAGCAATGACCTATAAGACTGGCGTATCAGCCAAGGGTCCTTGGCAGGGTTGGATGTGTCCAACTCCGAAAGGCGCACCTGATAAGTGCGACACTATTTGGATTAGATAACAAATGCGGGGGCCGCAGGATTTTGAAGCTCCCAGTTGTGCCGAAGTCGGCGGTGACTTTTGGTTCGCAGAAAAAGATGTTGATGATAATGAGTTAAAGGTAATCAATGATTACAACTTTGCTAAGTCAATATGTAATAGATGCGTACACAAAGTCGAGTGTGCCGAATGGGGTTTAAGGAAAGAAGCCTGGGGTATGTGGGGCGGTCTTTCACCAAATGATCGTAAGATAATCCGTAGACAACAGAATATATTCCTTGAAGGAGATAGACGTGCTTGATCTTTCCCGCGCTTGGGGTGGTGTGCTTACCAAAGCCACACCGCTACCGGATGTGTGGGCTGGCTTAGCTGCCAAGCAGATCAAGTTCAGGCGTGGGCAAGTGTGTATGGTTGCAGCAGCACCTAATGCTGGTAAGTCAATGTTCGCATTGGTTTACGCAATCAAGGCGCAAGTGCCTACGCTTTTCTTCTCAGCTGATACTGACACAACAACCGTGATGATGAGGGCAGCAGCCCACGTCAGCGGTCATTCACAGATTTCTGTTGAAAATAACTTAGCAAACGATAGTCACTATTACGATTCTCGCTTTGAGAAGTTAGACCACATCAAGTGGGTCTTTGATTCATCACCATCTATTGATGATCTTGAGTTAGAGATACGAGCATACGTTGAACTATACGGTTACGCTCCAGAGCTGATCGTAATAGATAACCTAATGAACGTAACAGCAGAGACTGATAACGAGTGGGCAGGACTACGTGCGATTATGATGGAGTTGCACGATATGGCACGCAAGACAGAAGCGTGCGTACTGGTCTTACACCACGTATCGGAACAGAGCGAGTACGGAAGTCCGACTAATCCACCACACCGTCGGGCTATTCACGGCAAGGTGAGCCAACTACCGGCGTTGATCTTGACTCTGGGTTATGACCCAGGACAGGCAACACTGAAGGTGGCTGCTGTGAAGAATCGCTTTGGACCACACACAGCTGATGCGTCTGATTACGCACAGCTTCTAGTAAACTATGCGGCGTGCCAGATTAGTGATGAAGACCAATTTGGTAGGATGTTAAGACGAGATGCAATGGTTGGTTACCAAGGGAGTTACATTGTCCAAGACTGAGATGGCTTATGTTAAGAATCGTATTGCTAAATTAGAGAAAGACTTTATGGCTTTTGCTTCCTTGTTAATTCAAGCAGGCATTGTCCGTGTAGATGAGGAAGATGGAGAACAAGTATTTGCGGTCAATAAGGTCAAGCTAGATGGCTAACCCTAATGGGCGCAAAGGTGCCAAGTTCGAGACAGATGTTATGAAGTGGTTACGCGATAAAGGCGTAAGCGCCGAACGTCTGACAAAGGCTGGTGCCAAAGACGAGGGTGATTTGGTCGCTGTAATAGCGGGAGAAACTTTCATCCTTGAACTCAAGAACCGAGGTACATTATCACTGCCGGAGTTCTGGAGAGAAGCTGAGGTTGAGGCGCTTAACTATGCTAAGGCTCGCGGTAAAGGGGAAGTACCGCTGCACTATGTAATAGTTAAGCGTCGCAACTCAGGCATAGAGAACGCTTGGGTAATCCAAGATCTTAAACAATGGATAAAGGAGAAGGAATAATGCCAGTACCACAAGGAGTAATCAGTACATCAGAAGGCCCAGTAGATCCTGTACAAGAAGTCGTACCAGTATTGGATGAAGCAATCGCTGAGGCTGACGCAGAAGAAGCAGTAGAGGAATACTTACCAGAGATTGAGCAAGATGATTTGCTCTAACTGTATCCAAGCCGGTGCGGAGAATAAGTTAGGCCACCTAAAGCGTGCCGCACATAAGCACGATAAGTGCGATATGAAAGGGTGCGTATGTCAACACAAGACTGGTCCAGGGTACGCAAGAACAAAGGATTCAAAGGTTCCGTTGATGCAAACACAATCCCCATAGGGGCTATTGTTGCCAGCTTTGGTGGTGAAGTAAGAGAAGGTAAGTCGGTATCAGTTAGGTGCTGCTTACATAATGACAGTCGCAGGTCAGCTGTGATGAATACCTATGACAATTTATATTTCTGTCACACCTGCGGTAAGGGTGGCAACGCAGTTAACTTAGTCTGCATACTAGAGAACTTGGAGTTCAACGATGGCCTTAAACGCGCAATCGAAATTGCTGCTGGAAGCGGCGCAGCGATACGCTCAGGCAATAAGTCCAGAGGCGCTGGCCGTACTCGACGCACGTGGGATCTGTGAAGTTGTCGCGGCTAAGTATCAGATCGGTACGATTACTGAACCGATCAACGGTCACGAGATGTATCAGGGTTGGATCTCCATTCCTTATATTACTGCTGGTGGTTCTTGCGTTGGGTTTAAGTTCCGCAGAGTAGATGAAGGCAAACCTAAGTACGGTAGTCCTACTGGACAGAAGGCTCACTTATATAACGTAGCCGATATAACTATTATGAAACCATACATAGTTGTATGTGAAGGTGAACTCGATACCGTCATAGTCTCAGGTGTGCTAGGTATCCCAGCAGTGGGTGTACCAGGAGTAGCAGCTTGGAAGTCACACTTCCCGAAACTATTTGGTGGGTATGAGACTGTATATGTTGTTGGAGATAATGATGTTAAAGAGGATGGCTCTAACCCAGGAGCCGAGTTCTCTAAGCGCGTGGCTAACGAGGTGATGAACTCTACAATTGTTACACTTCCACCTAATATGGACATTAACGATTACTACTTAGCACACGGTGCTGAAGCTACACGCAAACTACTGATTGGAGAGTCCAGTGAATGACGGATCAAGAGTGGCAAAACCTACTACAGACTATGCTTACTATGGGCTTACAGATCCTGAGCACGGATCGAGCAAGCGAGACGATAACAGTAAGGCCGATACCGACGCGTTCATAGCAGCGATGTGGGATGTGCTAGATGGTGCTGGCAACTTGCTTCTAAAGAAGCATAGGGATTACG